CCCGTCCGCGGCCGCCCTCGCCAACGACCGCGTCAGACTGGCCCCCGCGCGCGAGAAGGCCTCCTCGATCGAGCTCGCCGCCCGCTCCGCCGGCTCCCTCAACGCCTCCAGCGCCGCCGCCGCTTCGGCCGCCTTCGCGGGCACGCCGTCCAGGTCGTCAGGTCGAAAATCGTCGGTCATTAATCCTCCCCCACAGGGGGAGGGGGACCGCGAAGCGGTGGAGGGGGCCGGCCCCAGACACCGCTTTCGATCCTGTCCCCCTCCGTCGCTCCGCTTCGCTTCGCGCCACCTCCCCCTACGGGTGAGGATTGTCCGGCCAGGCCCTCATCATCTCGTCCAGGTCACGCCGCCCCATCGGTCCCGGCCCCGCCGACGCCGTCAGCATCCGCCATTCCCTGACCGACAGCCGCCAGAAGGCCTCCGGCGATATCCCCATCGCCACCGCCGCCCTCAGCATCCCCGCCCAGTCAGCCATCCAGGCTCGCCGCGAACCCTGCCGCCACGGCCTCCGCCGCCTCCTTGGGCGTCACCGCAACGCGGTCCAGCTCCCCCGCGAACGCCGCCTCGCCCCCGCCCCGCAACAGCGCCGCCAGCACCGCCATCAGGTCCCGCGCCGACAACCCGCGCAGCCGCTCCGCCAGCGCCCCGATGCCGCTGACACCCAGCACGGTCTCCATCTCCGCCAGCGCCCCCAGCGTCAGACACAGCCTCCGCTCCGCCCCCGCCAGCCGAACCACGGCCTCGCCGCGCACGCCGTTCGCACTCATTCGCCTGCCCTCCGTGAGGTGAGGGAGTAGGGGTTAGGGAGTAGGGAGTAGGGCGCGAAGAGCATGGCCACAGCGTACGCGTATCGCGTCGCGCACCGGCGTCACCGCCCCACCTCCCTAATCCCTAATCCCTAATCCCTACGCCCTATCCCGCGCTGAACCCGATCTCGCCCGCGCTCGCCAGGCTGATGGCGAACGTCGCCTCGCCCTCGTGATCGCCGGCGTACTCCAGCGCCGACACCAGGAACGGCCCCTCCAGCGTGCCGAAATCCGGCACGATCAGCCGCCAGGTCTTCGCCGCCTGTTCGAAGAACGCCTCCCGGATCAGGGCATCCGAGGCGGCATCGCGAAAGATCCCCTGCCCCGACACCGCCGCCGACTTCACCCCCGCCCCGCCCAGCAGCTCGCGCCACCGTCCGGCCGAGTCCGCATCCGTCGCATCCACCGTCCGCGCGTTCAGCGAAATCGTCCGCGCCCTCAACCCCGCCACGGTGACGAACGTCCCCGCCCCCTGCCCGATCTTGAGCAGAATGTCCTTCCCGCGCTGTGCGGCCATTCCCAGTCTCCTCCCTTGCAAGCGAAGCGCAGCGGGGGAGGGGGACCGCGAAGCGGTGGAGGGGGCGAGCCCCACACACCGCTCTCGCATCCGCCCCCTCCACCATGCTGCGCATGGTCCCCCTCCCCCGCTGCGCGGGTGAGGATCAGATTTCCTCCGTCACCGCCCTCAGCCGCACCACGCCCCAGGTCGCCCGCTGTCCCTGTCCCCGGAACACGTCGATGAACGTCGTCCTCAGGCTGATCGCCCGCACCCCGTCCGCCTCCAGCGGAGCCTCGTGCAGCGCCGCCCGCACGGCCGCGCAGACGGCCTTGGCCTCCTCCACGCCGTCGAAGCGCGAGGCGCATCGCAGCGAAATCCGGTGCTCGATCCCGCAGTCCGCCGCCGGCACGGGCGAGCTTTCCGATCGCCCCACGGTCAGGCGCGGCCAGCCCGCGTCCCTCGGCGCCTGATCCCAGATCCGCGCCGGATCGCCCAGCAGGGCCTTCAGCGTCGCATCCGCCCGCAGGTGCGCGATCAGCGCCTTCTGCAGCGCGCTCTCATGATCCCTCATCGCGTCCGCTCCAGCTGCAGCGTCGACCGCCCCGGCCGCTCGGCTTCGACATCCACCTGGCCGATCGCCCAGTCGGCCCCGCCGAACCGGATCACCCGCCCCTCGACCAGCCGGGGATCGGTCCTCACCTCTGCCGTCGCGACCTCGGTCGCCACAGATCCGTCCGCCTCGCTCCGCTCGCGCCGCCGCCGCCCCTCGACCCCCAGCCAGACCATCCCCAGCGGCTCGAACGACACCGCCCGCCCGCCGTAGGGGGTCTCGGCCTCGACGGCCTTGAACAACTCTCCGAGCACCCTCACAGCCGCACCACCCGGTACGGCGCGATCCAGGCCTCGACCGGCCGGACCGGCATCTCCCGCTCGCCCCGCTCATAGGCGCGCAAGGCCAGCATCAGGATCGCCAGCCGCAACGGTGCCGGCGACGTCGAGGTGAGCGTCAGCCCCACCTCCCCCTCCACCCGGCTCCGCGCCGCATCGATCAACGTCTGGATCAGCCCGTCCTCCGCGCCATGCTCGACGCGCAGGAACAGCTTCGCCTCCGTGAGGCTCACGGGTGCGGTCATGGGTTTTCTCCGATGTCAGAGGTTCACGTCTCCTCCCCATCTTCGATGGGGAGGTGGCGCGGCCCTTCTTCAGGGCCGTGACGGAGGGGGCGAGGCGATGCATCAGGTGACGGCTGCCAGCCCTCAGGACGACGGCAGGAGTCGCCCCCTCCGTCTGCTCGCAAAGGCTCGCATCCACCTCCCCATTGGCCAAGCGGCCAATGGGGAGGAGACGCTCAACTCAGCTCGCCGCGAACTTCATCACCTTGATGGCGTCAAAGTTCTGCACCCCGCCGCCGACCCGCTTGGTCGTGTAGAACAGCACATAGGGCTTGGCCGAATACGGGTCCCTCAGCACCCGCACCCCCGCCCGATCCACGATCAGATACCCCCGCTGGAAGTCCCCGAAGGCGATGGCGAAACTGTTGGCGGCGATGTCCGGCATGGTCTCGATCTCGGTGACCGGATAGCCCAGCAGGCTCGCCGTCTCCCCGGCCCGCGTCGCCGGCGACCAGATGTAGTTCCCGTCGGCGTCCTTGAACTTCCGCACGGCCGACACCGTCTTGCGGTTCATCACGAACCGCCCGCCCGGCCGATACTGGGCCCGGGGCGCATAGATCAGGTCGATCAGCCGGTCGGTCGGACTGGTCGCCGAGAACGCCCCGGCCGCGCCCGACGCCACATAGCCGATGCCGCCCCAGGCGTGGCTGGCGTCCGCCACCATGTCATAGGCCAGGAAGCCTTTGGGCTTGTTCACCCCGTCGCCGGTCACGAACGCCGTCGTCTCCTGCGCGGCGAACGCATCCTCGACTTCGCTCGCCAGCCATTCGTCCAGATCGACCAGGGCGTCGTCCAGCAGCGCCTGCGTCGCCGCCGGATTGGCGTAGAGATCGGCCGCCGGGAACTCCAGCAAGGCCAGCGTCGCCGGATCCGTCTCCGGTCGCGCCGCCGTCTCGGCTACCCAGCCGGACGCGATCCCCGCCGTCGACACCGGCTTTCGGAACACGCCCGACGCCACCGTCCGCACGGTCGCGATCTCCCGCATCGGACTGACGGTCATCAGCCTCCGCTCGATCGCCCGCTCCGTCTCCGGCGGCACCACATAGCCCCCCGAGGTCGGCGCCGAACTCAGCCCGGCCTTCACCTCCAGCCCCACCTCGCGCCCCGTCCGCACATACCCCTCGAACGCCGACTTCGTCTCCTCCCCATCGCGCAGCGATGGGGAGGTGGCTCGACCGAAGGGAGAGACGGAGGGGTTGCTTGCCCCGGACTCCGTCGAGATCCCCGGCCGCCGCGCCTCGCTCAGCGCCCGGTCCAGCCGCGCCTGCGCCTGGCCCACCGCCTGGTCGATCCGCGCCACCTTCTCCTCCAGCAGCGCATCCGCCGACGCCTTCCTCTCGATCTCGCTCAGCCTTGCGTCATTGGCCCCTTTGAACGCCTCGAACGCCGCCATCATTTCGTGCAGCGCCGCCCGTGCCTCGGGCGTGCCCGAAGCCGTCTTCGTCTCTTTCATGGTGTTCCTCTTTTCTTTCTCCCTCCCCTTCATGGGGAGGGAAAGACCGCGCAGCGGTCAGGGTGGGGCCC